CTTGAGAACTCACTAGTTGAGTTTTTTCCTCTTATAATATCTAAGAGTTCATCTATTCTTTCTACTGTAATATCTAATTTATTTGCGTAATATTGTTTTGATTTATTTCTAATTAATAATGCCTTTAATTCTTGTACTAAATCTCCTTCTGGTTTTTTCATATTGTTAAGTTTAGTTAAAACTTAGTAAAGATATAAAAAATATTATTATGTACATAATAATTTTAATTTTTTTAGTTATTTTTTATAATATTTTTAATTATAAAAAACTCCCATACATAAAATACATATGGGAGTATAAATCAAGGAAAACCAATAAACCCGGATTTTATAATGTTGTTGTCGTAGTAGTTGTTGGAGTTAAAGTGGTAGATGTTGTAGTAGTAGTTACTGGACAATTACTTATACTCATAATTATGCCCCCCACAATTTCTGTTATCTCATTTGTATCTAGATCTGTAATATAAAACCCATCTTCTAATAATGTACAATCTGTTGAAAATAAACCTAAATAAACCGTTTCTCCCAAAGTAAAAGAAGCTACTTGACCTGCTTTTCCTTCCATAGAGCCTGATGGAATATTTGTATCAAACTCATCAGATGCTGTACAAGCTTCTATGAAAGAACCTGTAAATATAAATTCAGGACCTCCTGATGGTGTATATTTCCAATTAAAAGTTTTATTTATTAGCCCTCCAGGTCTTTCACAAGGAGGAGCAGTCAAGGTTATATCTACATAATTTATACAATATTGAGCTGTTGATTTCACTCTAACAATTGTTGTAAAGTCAGGAACTAATATAGAAGAGTACCCAGCTTCTAAATCTATTTTAGGCACTCCAACCTCAAAAGGAGATGTAAATCCATCTAAATTAGAATATAAATTAAAAGGACCACTATCTGCTCCTGCTGTAGTTAATGTTATATATACTGTCATAATTGGTTTATTTTAACATAAAATTGAATCTTTTACTTGTGCATTAGTTAACTCTAAAGTATCATAATTAATACATCCAGTATAAATAGTGGCACCAGAATCTACATCCCCTCCTACAGAAACACCTAAACAGTCTAAAGCAATCCAACTTCCTCCCCCTACTAACCCTTGTACACCTATATCTTGACATAGTGTAGGGTTTATTGTTGTGGTAGTGGTAGTACAATTAAGTATAGTTTGACAATCAATAGCTGCATTAACCAAATCAATAAAAGATTGTCCACACAGGAAAGTATTTATTTTTTGTAAAGCAACATCAATAGTGTCTTTAGGATTAATTCCTAAACAAGTCAAAGCTGGTCCAGAATAACAAACTTCTTTTGCTTTTTTACATGTACATGTTGTACAACCACATTCTGTGTAAAATGGTCCTGGCATATTATGAAGGAATATATATTATGTAATAACAACCTATTCCAGGCTGTGTGTTTGTGTGTGATTGACTTTCTCCTACCGAAGTTGCAGTAGAAGTAATTCCCGTAAAACTATTATTGCTTAAACCTGCAGTAGGCGAAGTGGCTGTTCCAGTTAATAAATATGCAGGAAAAGGATCTCCTCCTCCACCACTTGTAAAAGCTATATGATTAGTTGGAGATAATGATGAACCCCCACTAGCAAGACTAGCTAATAAATGATTATGTCCTGGATCAGTAACATTTATAACATGTGTATGAGAAGGCATTTGTGAGGTTAATAATGTAACAAAATTTACACCTGTAACTCCTTCTAATGTGTATAATGGGTTACCAGCTACTCCTGGATCAACTGCAGATGACATAGTCCCTCCACCCATAGTATTATCTGTAACTCCAACAGCAACTCGTCCTCTTTTATCAGGAGTTCCATTTAAACCATTACATAAATAAATATCTATCCAATCTCCTGTACCTGCACCTGTAATATCAAAGCCTGTAATAGGTCCATAATATTCTTCTACTACATAAGGTATCATTTTGTTTTTTATGAGTGTAGAAGTACCAGAATCATTTAAATAAGCCTGAATATAATTGTTTATCTCATCTATTTTAACATAGTTTGTGTCTACGTCTAAAACAAGTGCAGCTAATTCTGTAGAAACAGTACATAGTTTTGTTATAACTGCTTGTAATACATTGTGCGTAACAGAAGTAGTTGTATCAACAATAGTTAAACATCCAGGATTAGTGTATGTTTGCTCTAAAGTGTTTATATCTGCTACTATAGCATCTATCTGTGTTTGTAAATCACAAGCTGCATCCATCAATGCTTGTAATATTTCATTTAAAGTGGGTCCTCCACAATTAGAACAAACAGGAATGTATTGTTTAACAACATTACAAACTGTTTCTGTATCTATAAGAGGTTTTATACCTGTACCTACTAAAACAGTTAGTAACACCTGAGTTAAACTATCTTCAACATTTTTAAGAGAATCCCCATTTTGTATATTTAAGCTAGGAATATCTACTCCGGTATATTTAATACACTGATCTGATAAAATTTCAGAACATCCATTAAAACAATTTGAACAACCCATATTTTTATTTTATTAATCTTTTATTAATCTTATTGAACAACCAAAAGCAAAGTCTCTTTCAAAGCTATTTGAATTAACAACATTAGCACTTAAACCAAATAAATAAGCTTCAGGAGAAACAAATACATTACTACACCACCAGTATCCATCTTCATTTAAACCAAAAAACTGACCAGTAATACCACTTCTAACTCCTCCAGGAAGGGCAGACCAACCTGATGAATTAGTAGCTCCTACATTAGGAAGATCCCAGTAACAAGCGTTTTGGTTTAATTTTAATGCTCCTCCAGCCACACCTGTACCTCCTAAGAAAGTTGTTAATGTTTGGTATTCTGTGTTTGTAGGTACATGGTATCCTACAGGTCCTATACCTCTAGCATCATCTAAAGCATACCAATTATATAGCTTACCATATATAACACCATTAGGTGTGTTATTAGCATAATGACACCATGCCCCAGTAGTCAGGGCTGCCCAGGCTGTTGGGTCAGTCACTTCTGGTATTGGATCACCATTTCTGTAAGTTGTTACATTTAAATTACAAGACATCCATGTTTGAGTACCAATTACTAAATCTTCTTCTGAACAAATATAACACGTTGTAGTCGTAGTGGTAGTTGTGCTAGTAGTAGAGGTTGTTGTACTGGTAGAGGTTGACGTAGTTGTAGTGGTTGTTCTAAAAGGAAGAGGTTCTACACAATCTTTAACACAACCTGCAGTATGAAGCCTAACTTTATTTGATATTGAGTTTACAGAATATTTTTCTGCATATAATTCATTTATTTTTTTATACTCTAAAATTCTCTTGTAATTAATTAAATCCAACATAACAGTATAATCTACTGTCTTGTTTAACATAAATACAATATTGTTATAGAGTGCTACAGACAATTGTTTTAATTTACAATCAATAGCATCTATTAACGGTTGTATTTTCTCACATTCTAAACAAGTAGAAGTTTTAACGTATAACATTAAATTTATTTTTTATTTTGTTGTAATTGAATACAAGTTGAACAAACTCCATTTGTTAATTGGCAAGAACAACCTGCAGGTTTCTGACATACTGAGCATGCGGCCATAATTTTTGGTTTTAATAGTTTAATACATAATTATTTCCAGAACATCTACAATCATTCTTTAAAAAATGTGTAAGAAGTGAATCTGCTTTATTGTATAATTTTAAGGACTCTATAGATGAACAGTTGTTAGCTGCTGCTATAGCTCCTTGGATCAAAAGATAAATGGTGTTTAAATCAACTTTACTTTGTTGTTTAATTGCTCTATCACATTCCATCATATCTAATTTCATAAAAGCTTCATCGAATTTTTCTTGAAGCCTATCAACTCTTAATATAGATTTTTCTACATAGTTCTCAAAAGCAGGATCAATAGAATATTTTAAATAATAAATACCATCAAACAAATCTTGTTCATTTCCTTCCGTAGTAATTCCTAATGTAGTAGAATTAAAAGTATTATAAGTACCATCAGTAAAAGATAATATAACTGTATCCCATCCAGGAATACAAATTTCTATTGTAGGATTTACTGGTCGAGTTACATATGTAGAAACGTCTAATATAGTTAAAAGTTTCTTATCATACGTTGGAATAACTACTATATCTAATTTTAATGTAGGCATTTATATAATGATTTTTATTATAATAAAAAAGGAAAGAAAAGACTTGTCCTTCCTTTCCTTTTTAGAAATGTTTGTAAGAATTATACTACGGTATGAGGGTAGTTGTACTAGTTGTTGTAGTAGAACTGGTTGAAGTTGTAGTAGTTGTTGTTAAACAAGTTCCTGATGCATCAACTGGTGTTCCTAATCCTGCAACTAAAACTGCTGAAATAGCTGTATCAATAGCACTACCATTTGGTGTAGCTATAATCACTGTAGAATCTTGATGTACATAATCTCCCCATTGATAAGCTGATTTACTAAACTCATTGAATTTAATATAATAAGTATCATACAATGTTCCAGGAGTTACCCATGATTCAAAATTAGGATTATATCCTGCCATTCTGTAAAGAGTTTTTAAGTATCCTACTTGATAACTATAAAAATTCTTTTCTAGTTGTGCAATTTCTTCACTAGTTCCTTTAGGATATGTAGCTCGTTGTACCACTGTAGCTGTAGCCACTTCATTACAACTATCATCTACAATAAAATCTGCTGTTGTAGCTGGACCAGAATAAATGAATGCTCTAAACCACATTCTGTCATATTCAAAAGGGAAAGCCGCAACATCACAAGGTTGCCCATAAGCTGTTAAAGGCTTACCAGTAATACGAAGAGTTGTACCTCCTATATTTTCAAATGTATAGAATGTATCAAAATTGATGTTATCCCCATTAAGACCATCTGCATGTTGATTTAATTTATCAATCAATTGATTAATCAAAGCATTTTCATCTACAGTATCACAAGGATCAGCACCACAATCACAACAAGGTGCTTGTACTGTTACTGAACGTGTGAATCCATTAAAGTAAAGAGTGTCGATATAAGAAGAAAATGCTCTAAGAGTAAGTGTCACCACTTCCCCACAAGTTACATTAAATCCTGTAATATCTGTAATCTGATTTCTTGCTGTAGCACATCCGGTAACTTTATACCATTCTGTTACATTAGCATTACCAGTTGTTCCCCCTTTAATTTTGTCAGAACGTTTACTACCTTCTAGATAATTATTAGTTCGTCCTTGAGCAACATAAAAGTAATTAGCTGCTGCAATGTTACCCGCATTGGCTATGGTGTAATCTGGTCTGAAAAAACCTACTTGCCCTGGGGTTAAGTTCTGCGTTGATCCAGAGCTAGGAAGTGCTGACTGTCCTACTGGTACTACGAAGAGAGTTGTTAATGAAAAATCCATTTTGTTTTTATTTAATTGTTAGTGAATAAATTATTCGTTTGTTTGTATTCTAAATTGTGCAGTTTGTACTGCTGATTGATTTTCTGTATACATGGCTAAATTTTGAACTGTTAAATCAAGAAGTTCATCTTCTAAATAAGACTCTAATTCACAATTAACTGTTGTAGATTCTTTACCTTCAAAATTAATATATCCTTCTTTATCTATATATACTGGATAACGCATGTAAGAAAGATATAATTTTTTAGGGGTGAATGTTCCATCCGTAAAAATTGATATATCATTAGAAGAAATTAAATTGAATGTTTCTTGATATTCAAAACTAGGTTTGTAATTTGTATTATTTAAAAGAAGAGAAACATCTCCGTGTTTAGCTAAATCCTTATTAATCCAGATAATCCTATCTTTACATTTTCCCTTATCCGCTGTTACATAACTATCAATATAGAACATGTATTTTGGAGAAAGAGTTTTTAATATTGCTTTGTATTGATTAAGTTTCTTATCTGTAATCTTTAGGTCTAAAGGGACATAATCTAATATTAAACTTTGTAAATCCTGATACCTTTTTTTAAAACTATCTAATCCCATCCCATTTAAAACACTAAAACCATCTATTTTTTGTTTTATGAGTTTTATCTGAGCCTCATTAAGAGCTAAGATTTTATCTTCTAATGGAATTTCTTGATGTTCATTAGTAGCTAGTTTATTTAATTTTTGATCAATCTTATATAATAAGCTATCTACTTCTATCATCTCTATTCTATTTTATTATACAGAAGCTAATTTTTTAATTTTTAGTTTTCCTTCTAATGTTAAAAGGGCATCTTGATTATCATCATCAATCAAAAATTTAACTAAATCATCTTCATCACTTGCTATTTCTAATTCTCCTTCATAAATTTTACCATTAGGTTTAAGTCTATAAATAGAATGTGTAAGAGCTTGTTTTACTAAATCTCTAACGTGTAATAAGTTTTCTTGCATGTCTGCAAACTTATTAAACACTTCTACTGGATTTCTTCCTTGGAATGAACCACTTTTAAATTCAGTTTGTTTTAAAACATTATCAACTAGATTGTAGGTAATTTCATCCTTAGTGTTCTCTGTTACAGGTAATCCTAAAAGTCTTGCAACTTTTCTTTTCTTATCAGGAGTCATATCATCAAACTTGATAATAGCCTTATTAATAAGCTGTTTTTTATTATAAATAATTTTACTTTCGATTTCATCATCAACAACATAAAATTGTGTATCAGAAGCATATTCTCCTCTTTCCCAAGCTTGATAAGAAGATGCAATAGTTGGATGCACTCTTAACCAAGAAAAAGAAAGCTCATTCATTGGTTGTGTAAAATCAAAATAGTTATCTCCATCTATGAGTTTTACAGGTTGGACATGTAAGTCATTTGTTGAAGGGTTTGCTAATCCATAATTCCAGAATTTAGAACGAGGTCCTAAATCTACACCACCAAGAGCTTCTTCTAGTTTAGCTTTTAGTTTTGTTACTCTTTCAACTTCTAATTTTTGTTCAAGAGGGTCTTGGATTCTTTTGATATATCCTGCCTCAGGATCTAGTCCTGTTCTGTATCTCCCATCTATTTCTTTATAAGGATATTTAAACACACCTGTACCAGGTGTCCTAGTTAATCCTTTAGCCGCTAAACTACCTTGCATAGTTTGTTGTTGGGCATTAGTGTATTCTCTTTTAATAGTTGAAATTTTTCCTATTCTAGCCATAATGTAGTTTTAATTTGGTTTATTTGTAGAATGTTCCTCACCGAAGGGATAAAGCAGACAATGTCTCTTTCATTCTTTTAAACCCATCTCCTCCCAGAACAGGAGGAGAGTGGTTTGGATTGCTTTGAAAAGCAGGGTGTTTTAATCATTCCACAGAATCTAATTAAAACGGGGGTGTATTAAAATTGTGGTAATTCTTCAATCAATACAGTACGTGATAAATCTTCAACAAATACATCACATCTGTCTTCCATCCAGATTGTATATCCTGGAAACTTATTAGCTGAACTCATCCCTTGTGAAGCAGCAAAACCTAGGTGATGTGCTCTACCATCGATGTATCCCCAAGTCATTGAAGGTGCTCCCTTCATTCTAACTTCTCTAATATTATTAACCATTGAACCATCAGACATTGGACTAACATCAAACACCATAAATACAGGGGTTGATTTTTTGTTTTGACCAAACTCTAAATTAGTTTGTGGTAAATCAAGTTCTTTTAAGTGAATAAGTTCAATACGACCTGTCTCACGAGTAACCATTGCATCAAAAGCAAAACCATACGTTAAATGATTTTGAGCTGATCCGGTTGTTACATTTCCAGCTTCTGCACCATTGATATTAGTGAAAAGAGTAAGACCTGAGTTTAATGCATCTGTTTTTAAAGCTTGTTGGAATACATCGAATCCAGCTTCATTAGTATACATTTTTACATGACGGTCTTTTACATCCACTCTTCTGTAGAATAAATCTCCAAATACAGAACGTAAAAGGTTTGCTGTAAATTCTCCTCTATTATATTGTACTAAGTTTCCGTTGTTACGCATTCTGTGATAGATACCTGCAGATGTACGTTTAACTTCTTGTTTAGAACCTCCAGAACGAGTTGTACCTGGTTTATCCCAAATCATACGTTTAACTTTCATCTCAAGCATTTGCTTACGCATCCAGAATTCAATAAATGGTTCCCATTTAACGTCATTCTTAGTCATTGGCATTTCACCTCTTCGTGATGCACCATATACAAGAATATCTAAAGGTTTACCTGTATTATCACGCAATGTTCTTTCATCTGCCCATTTTGTAACTGTATGTTCAAAACCATATGCAGAACCTAAAGATTCAAACATTGTGATTTTTTCACCTAGTCTAGGAAGACCTAGTAAGTCTTGATCAAACTCTCCAATAGCTGCACTAATCAATTCTAATTCAATACCAACTTGTAAGAATGTTGAAGAAATAAAATCAATAGTTGGATTATCAGTTACAAGTGTGAACGAGTAAAGGAATCCTGCATTATAAGGCATAGGATCTTTAATTACATATAGCCTAGGACCATATTGTCTTGTCCCTACAGAAATGATTGCATTTTTAGAAAACTCATTAGTATCTAATACTAATTGGAATTCTTGTCCATCGATACCTGGTTTTGTTAAATCAGTAGTAGTTGTTGGAACATCAATGATTTTTGGGAATTTGTATGGAACTTGAATATCCCATTTCCAAGCATCACTATTATTATCAATATAATAAGGTGTACTCTTAGTAACCATATCCAAGAAATCATTTGAATATAATGTACTTTGTGTATACAAACTTATGATTTTCTTATCATAGTCTGCTGGTTGATCAGGGTGAGTTAGAGATTCTAAGTGGTTAGAATCAGTAAGTTTTCCTACTGTACGTTTATCCATTGAGGAAACCCGAGCATACATAAATCCAGTAGACCCTGGAAGCTGTTGAATTGACATTTGTATTAGATTTTAATTAATTAATTATTTTAAATTTGCCCAAGGGGCTGATTGAGTTGCGTTAGTTGTAATCGGTTTTTTAGCAGTTTGTCTTGTAACACTTTCAAACAATTTGTTTGTAGAGGTTGTAACTCCTGCTTTTTGTATGGTTGATAATGTTGGATCTTTTTCTAATAGTTTTAAAAGAAGAGCATACTTCACTTTTTTAGAATGATTTTCTGGTTTTTTTAAATCTAGAATTTCTCTATCAAAATCAGAAAGAGTTTCTCCAGAAGGTGTTTTCCATTTATCTACTAAAAGATAATCTGAAACTTCACTTGCTAATTTTGGATTAACTGGAATACCATCAAAATCTTTAGTTTTAACTTTCTCTTCTAAAATAGATTGTACATTACTAATGTACTGATTTCTTATTTGAGCTTTTTGTTGTAAAACTCTTTGGGAATTCTCTTCAATCTCAGCTAGTTTCTTTGTTTCTTTTTTAACCAACACTTTGTGATGTTTTTGAGAAACTTGTTCTAAATCACCATATCCTTGTATTCTTTCTACTTCTGCATCCGCCTCATCTTCTTCATATCCTTGATCAAGAAGAGCTTGTTTAACTACTTTTCTTTGATTAGATTCTTGTGTTAAATCTAATTCAGCAAAATTTACAATATTATTATATGTAGTGAAGTATTCTTTTGGATCTACTCCTTTTACAAAAATTGCATCAAAAGCATTTTGGTAATCTTCCCCAAATTGTCCAATAAAATTTTCTACAATTTCTTGTGCTCCTTTTTTCTTTTCGGAGGAAAATTTTTCTAAAAACTCTTCAGGAGTTTTAGGAATTTCTTCTCCTTCTTCTTGTGTAAACACTCCTAGTTTTAAAAGATCATTAGATAGAAGTTCAAATTGAGAAGCTTCTTCTTGCGTATGCTCATTGACAGGAGTTATAGTTGTTTGATCTGTTGTTGTAGTTTCTTCCTCATCTTCTTGTCCATCTGTTAAGAAACTAGCAAGAGTGTTTGTTTGTTTCTTATCATCAACAACTTCTGTTTTTTTTGTAATAGGATTATCCTCAACAGTTGTTGTAATAGGAGTGATGTCTTCAGGTTTAGCAGTGCTAGTTTCTGGTTCAAGTAATCCATTTAAAAGTTCTTGACTTCCAGCTCCCAGCTCTATTGTATCTTGAATACTAAAGGAGGTGTCTATAGACATTTCGTTATTATCAGCCATAATGTAGTTTTGGTTTAATTGTATGTAAATGTAATTTTAGATTATCAATTTACAAAGGGTTAGACTTTATTTTATTACTTTTAAAATTTTAATATCGCATTAATAATTTTTTTGGTTATTTTGTTTGTTTGTTTTGTCTGCTTTTTGCATTAAGCTTAGCAATTTCTAAATCATTAGTTTGATTTTCTCTAGCAACTTTTAGTTTTTCTTGCTCCACTGCCATTTTAGAATTAAATTCTTTATTTTTAATTTGTACCTCAGCCATTTTAGATGTAAAAGCTTGTGTAGCTTTAGTTCTTTCATGGTCTAGTTTAGAAAGTTCTAATACATCAGGAACAGTGTTGTTGTTTGCATCCTCGTTAGTTGTTTTACCAAATCCTGTAGCCTGAATAATAGCAACTTCTTTTTTGTTGATTCTATCAAGATTATTTTGATAATCTTCATGAACAAGATTTTCTTTATGTTCTTGGTAAGCAAGTTGTATTTGTTCCTCAGCTTGTTTTTGGTTTTGTTCAAGCTCTTGTTGTTTTTGTTGGAAAGCTTGTTGTTGTGTAGCTTCTTGTCTTTCTTTTAAATCTCTAAATACTTTTTTCATTTCTCTCATAGATTTAGTAGAATATAATTCTATAATATCATAAAGAGTTCCTCCATTTTGAATAACAGCTTGAGAAAGTTGTCTAAGCTCATTAAACATTTGAGTATCTTCCGGTCTATTAGTTGGAAACACTTTTAAATCTCTAAATTTTAAATCATTTCCATTAACTTGTACAAATGCAGATTCTCCCTCAGATGTGATATATGAAAGAGTGGATTGTGGTTTAGAACTTTCTACGTATAAAGCGGCATCTATAATTGCTTGGTATAGTTGACCAAGAACATACTCATGGGCTACAAATAAAGGCTCTGTTTGAGAGTAAGACTGTTGAATGGCGGCATTAGTCCCTGTAGCAGATTCAGAGGCTGAAATAGACCCCATACGTTGTTTAGACATACCAACTAATTCCCAACATTCATTCTTCATCTGTACAGCAAGATTATATCTTGATTGAATTTCTTGTGTGCGTGTAAGATCAATGTTTCTCGCCACTGATTGATTAGATACGGGGGCTTTTGTATTTTCAGGACTATCATCATCAAAAGCAATACCTCTTTCTCTTGCTTCCATTTCCCACACATCAATAGCATCCTGATCATCCCCATCTTTTAGTTTAGGAACCCTTCTAATGTTAATAACTCCAACATTACCTATTTCTTTTTCAAGAAGTTTGTAGAGTTGATTCATAGAGATGTTATATAACACTTGGAAAGGTTTCATTAAGTCTACTAATGAACGAGCTTCTGTATTTTTAATCTCATGTATTACCCCAATAATAGGACAATAGTTAAGAAGATCATAATTTTTAACATGATAAATATCTGCTCCAATTTTAGTTCCCTGCATCCATTGATTAATCCATCCCCACTCAAGAGATACCTGTGTAGGTATAGTTCCGGATTTATATGTTTCATCTACAAGGGTTGACTGTGTATTCCCTAATTCATCTGTATATATTAGTTTTCCTATTTTCTTTTTAGAGATCCAATATGCTTTTATAACTACATATTTATAACCAAAAGAAGAAACATTATTTGTAAGTCCTAAGAAGTCTTGTAATCCATCATTGTTTTCTTTTATCTCAGAATCTATAATCATTCTGGATTGCATTACTAAAGGATCATAGGTGTCATATTTAATAGAATCTATTCCGGGAGTTATGTTTGGATTTCCTAAATTAGATTCTCTCACATCTATAAGTCCAAAATTATCTAGAGCGGATCTAAGATGGTCAATTTCTTCTTTAGTTAAATCAGGATTAGATTCAATAATTTCAGAGAGTTCCATAACTTGCACTGTACCAGCAGCATACGCCCCTTGTGCTCTACCTGATGGATCTGAAATGTATTTCCTATCTGGGGTTGTGAGATACCAAGTGTTCTTAGGGTTGGTAACTTCTATGTTGAATCCTAGTTTAGAATTGTCTTCATATATATGATAAAATTCTCTTGCAGAGATTAACATATCTCGGAAACTATCTTCTGATTTTTCTTTTAAATTAAATTCTGCTTTAATACATGTAAGCACATGATTTCCCCATTTCTCTGCTGTAGAGGTGTAGGAGTCTAAGGAATCTTTTACTTGTTCCATTGTTAATTGCTCAACCTCTTCTTCAGAAAGGTCTTCGCCTTCTAATGCAGCCTTTTCTAATATTTTTTGTTTAGCTTGTGAAAGAACAAACTGCTTTAACATGTCTGTTTTAAACTGAAGTTCTTCAGCCTTGCTATCATCATCAAAGGCTTTTATTCTATATGTATCTGGCCTTTTAGATATTTCTCCTACAAGCTCATTAATAGGGGTGGTTATAATAGAATAATGTTTTACATATGCTGGAAGATGTAAGTCTTCCTCTAACATATCTGTAAAGCTCTTAACTTCAGGCTCTTGGTAGAAATCTTCTGTCCTAAGAATACCCTTTACTAAGTCATAGTTTTTTGCAAACCCCTGTCTATTTTTTACATATGTAGCATAAGCTTTATTAGAGAAATAGTCCATGACATTTTTCTGCCACCCTTCATCTTGCTTTTGCTTCTCTGTTTTAAATTGATCAGGAAAGATATTTAAATATGCATACTTAATAGTTGCATCTTTTGTGTACAGAATTATAGCCATTAATTAAATAATTTACGTTTGTTATTTTTAAACATTCCTTTTGATTCAACAAATAAAGGTCGTTTTTGTTTATTCTTATTAAAAATAGAAAGAATTCTATCATCTGCTTGTCCTCCTGTTGGACCATATAAAGGATCCATTTTCATAGCTAAAGCTATAGCTAGTTCAGCAGCAACAAGTCTATCCACATTTAAGTCATCATCAAATTGAATAACTTCTTCTAAAAGAATAGGGTCTAATATTTTAGTTATACCCTGGATTTCTTTAATTGTGTTACCATTTTCATCTATCTCCTTATGTACAGTTTCTTCCATGTATTTCTTAAAACACCCATGAAGAAATGTTCTTATTTTTTCTGCTGATCTATGAATACCAAATTCTCTTCTTACAGTAGTATTTGGTACTATTTCTGTAAGCCATTGGGGTTGTCTTTCTAAATAGTGAGAATCTCCTTTTGCAACCATATAATCTATAAAAGAAATCTCATCATTCTCTACAAGGGTTCTTGCATTATAATATTTAATTAGGAGCCTAGCTTGTTCATGCCATTTTGTTTTGTCATTAGGCCGAGCCACATAGGAAGCAACAAACATATCTTGATACTTCTCCCCTGTTATTGAGTTCATTCTTTTATAAATGTAAACAGCTCCCAACGAATCACTATATGCAGATTTTCCTTGTCTATATGGATCGACTCCTGCTACATACAACCCATAAGGAGGGTTTTCAATTGGGAATTCATATATAACTACAGGAGCGTCTTTGTTTTGTGTTTTAACTGGAAACTCTGTGATTACAAGTTTGTCTGAGAATGAATGAGAAATAACACCTTGATCGTTCAGAAACAAGTCAACATTACTTCCTTTAGCTTCCTGAGACTTTAACCTAAACTGGTGTCTTTTAGTAAGTTCTACATCAAAATCATTTCTAGTTAATATCAAGAAAGAGTCAGAAGCTTTGAGGGGCCAATAAGCTTTAAATTTTAATATTGTTTTTGGATTACCAGATTTAACAGCTTTATCATATTCAATATCCCACCATTCTTTTTTAGCTCTTTCTTCTTCTGATATTAATATTTTTATTTGTTTTAACTGTTCATTCTCAGGAATATCCATTCCAAGATTTACTGTTAAGTATTCATAAAGAGTACCTTCTCTTTTAAAGGTCATTCTAGCTCTAAGTGCAGAAACAAATCTCCCCATTTTTTTACCAGGAGCTTCTGGATTGTCAAACTCTAAAGAGTTGTAAGAGAATGGATTAAAAAAAACTTCTGCAGCTTCCTTACCTACTTCCATGTCCCCACCTGTACCTGTTCTAAAAACTAAACAAGAAGGTTTAGACCCTCCTCCTGACCACCAACACCCATCACTATCTTTTATACAGCCAATTAAATTTTTAATGGTTCCAATCTCATCTATTAAATGGAAAGCAGGACGAGTACCATTAGCCGCCATTGTTTTTGTCCCATTCTCATAATTCCTAACTTTAATAGAAGACATGGAAGATTTAGGATCTGCAAGATTGGTTTGTTTGTTTTTCCATCCTGCAACTATTTCTTTTTTCCAATCAGAGGTAAGTCTTTGTTTCTGGAACATAGGATGAAGGTTTAATAACCCATCCTCAATTTTATCTGTAACTAGTTTTATGTAGTTTGTTACTCCTCCGGATATTACTACTTCAGAGTTAGAAAAGAAAGAATATTGTTGTCCAGCACAAGAAGCTGCAATAATTGACTTACCAAAATCTCGACTACCTACTAAGTCATAAAACTTACCTTCAGCATCACATCTCTCTAAATCATTAAAAATATCCCAATCTATATCTCTCAATATGGGAGTTATTATTTCTCGTATTTTTCTAGTTTCATTTCCTATTTTTCTTTCTGTATATGCAGCAATGCTCCAATAAACAGTATGAAAATATAATCTTCCTGGAATATGTACTCCTCCTATATCAAAACCATTAACACATCTATCTTTCTCTTTTTTCCAATATTCCACAAAAATTCTCATGGCTTCTGAATCAGAAGGGTCATATAGAGGTTCTTTCTGTTCTTTAAACCAGATATTTTTTGTGTTTCTTTGATACATAGTTATATTTCTCCAGCTTCAATAGGAGAAAGGGATTGTTGTCCTCGAACAGTAGCTTGTTTTATTTCTTCTTTTTCTCGTAGTTTATCAACTACTTCTAATAATTGAAGATATTTAGTGAGAGTATCTTGAACACATTTTATTTGAGACTCTGCCGTAGCTGTTACAACATGTGCAAACCCCCCTTTAGGCATTTCTTTCTTTCCCCATCTATCTTTTATTTCATGGACAGGATTAGCCTCTATATAATCTCTCCACTGTTTTAAGGAGAGTTCAGCAAAATCTAGTTCTGCTGATATGTAGTTATTTGGTTTTGTAGCCATATGTTTTTATTTAATCTTCATATTCATCTTCGTCATCGATTGTCAAATTCATTCCACTTTGAATAATGTCTTCTAAGTCACTATTATTATGTGGGACATCTATTGCTATTAATTCTGTATAATAATCTGTTATAGCCTCTAGAAAAGCTTTATCAGAGATGTTGAATATATCATGCTCTGAAAGAGCTGTAGCAATATGTACACCAATTGTTTGTTTTGGAAATTCTTTCTGTAGGGAAAGAAGGGTGTCTAGTATTCTATTATAATCTTTTTTCATATATTACAATAGTTTTTCAAAATCTTCTTGAGACATTGATTTTATTTCTGCAGAAGATTCTCTTACTTGGGAATTATCGTTCTCTATTTGTAAAATATCTTCTGAGGGTTCCTCTGTGTCTTTAGAAATATACTCATCTCTTGTAACAAACATAACTGTATCACATTCTCCTTTTGGGTCTTGTATACCTATTAAGTCAATATAATCAACTCCGTTTCCATAATACATATAAGAAAGAATATTTAATAATTCTCCTACATCTAGTTTTGTTAGTTTTAATTTAGCCATTTTTATTGTTTTTATGTTTGTATTCTTCTTCTGATGTCATTACGAAGGTCCATTTCTTTTCCGGACATTCACACGAAAGACATTTAGTTTTAGCTGAGAGTGTACAAGAACATTTTGTACAATGAGCATCTGGTCTTAGTAATTTAAAGTTTTTAGAATGAAAAGGACAATCATTACATATTGCTAGTCTCTCAGAGGAAACTTCTTTTATCACTCCCTTTAATTCTTCCGGAGGAGCTATTTGGTTTCTCCACCCCTCTATTATTTTAAGGATTAGCATACAATTTTGGTTTTAATTGTTTTATATTGGTTTGAACTGTCTTTAATTTTAATTCTGTTTTTCTTTTATCATTGGCTGATAATTCAGGGTTGTCTAACATAACTAGAAGATTCTTCTCAGCAGATTGTAGAGATACTAATTCTTTATTCCCTTTCTTTTGTGAGAATATAAATTTACCAAATCCTGATATTTCTATTGTGTTATGCAAGAGCGTGGCTTGATAAGCACTATCATATTGATGTGTAATAACAGCTTCTATATCCTTCTCAGAAACAAGCTTATCCTTTGCCACTCTATTAATAGCAAGCTTCTTAATTATTTGTTCTTTAATTGGTAGACTCATAAAACTTCTTGCAACATATTACAACTTGGACAATCTTTATTTCCACAATGAGAAAAATCATTAATATCTTTTGAACCATAGGTAATGCAGCCTCTTCTTCCTACAATCCTTCCTTTACTGTGAACCCTATTATAAAATAATTCAGTGAATATCTCTTCCAGTTTCTCTTTTGTAAAACTTTCTTTGTTATATTCCATGCTCTAAAGATATATTAATATTTAAATTGTTTTTAAAATCAAGAACAATAACAGGGTTAACTTTCACTTTCCCATTCTCCTTAATAAATATGTTAAGCTTTTTTAATTTAGAAATCATATTATTAATTGTAGGTGAAGAGGAGTTGTGTGTATTAATAAACTCTGTTCTAACATTAGCATTAGAAATATTTCCTTTAATGGCTGTAAAAGCTACAAGCTGTATTTCTCTTTCCGTGAGAGGAAGAGAATTCATAACAGAGAGAAAAGAATAATATTTCTCGGCTAAGGAATACTCATTATTGAGAGTCTTCTTCCATTTCTGTACTATAATTTTATTTTCCATTGATTTAGTTTGTACAAAGATATAAATAAAAAATACATGTCCTAATTTTTTTAATTAAAAAATGCTATAGCATGTAATTAAAAATGTTATTAGTCTGTTTTACAGGAGTTGTTTTTTGAATTTTGTAAAAAAAATTTTTTTGGAATTTTTGAAATGGTTTATATGAGAAGGATGTTGGACTACTCCATCCCAAGACCCCTAGGACAATTTGAGAAGTTGGGGTCATCCCGTGGCTTCTTAACTTGGTAAACCTTTTTAAGGAACCTTGACTTTGTTTTAATTAAAGGCTCACATCCTACTGTGTGCTTCATTTGGCAGGAAATGTGTTCGTGAAAGGCACAATGATACCAAATATGTAAGGAGATAGAAAGCCTTACTTGTTTTAATTATTAAATATAAGTGATATGAAAGGAGTACAAAAATATGCTACGAGAGTATTTTATTCTCTTAAACACGCTGAAAGTTTTAAACAAACTCTTGGTGTATTATCTTTACAAACCATTAAACAAGATAAACTTGGACGATACAAAGTAAAGTGGTTAATAGATAAGAGTACTATTAAGTATCAACAATAAAATAGAGTAAGTGGGGCTCTATTCAAAAACCCTATAATAAATAACAAATAAAAAAATAGAAATTATGTTAAAATTTAAAGATGTTAATGAAACAGAGAGTTCATTAAAAACAATTGGAACTGTTGCTGAATTCATTGGAGAGGGCGGAACTTATAGACCTTCTAGTACGAAGAACTTCAAAGGAACAGTAAAAGAGAATGGAGAGCTTACTAATATAACGCTTGCTCTGTTTAATGCTAAAGGACAAAGAGAGTATGTTAATTGCTCTGCACCTGTTAGTAAAGACTTGCGTAGTGCTAAGACTGCGGAAGAGTTGAAAGAAAAGCTTAATAATATTGGTTCTTTCCAAATCCTTGAGCTTCCTCAATTTGACAGAGAAACAGGCGAGCCAATTATGGTTAAAGATAGTGAGGGTAATGATACTGATGAACAGCTTACAATCTACTCAATCTCATTCAATGGTAGTGAAGACACTTCAGCTCTTGCTATTACTGTTACCAAATCTATGCTTAAAGCAGAGGCGGTTAAAAGAACAATTGATTGGGAATCATTGGTTGCATTGTAATTGGATAGTATAACGGAATAACAGGTTGCTGATAGTAGCCTGTTATTGTTGTTATATATAGGGTGGGATGTACATCATTAGGGTGGGCTAATTAAAGCATTATGGAAGCATTATAAAAGCAGAGAATTATTATATACATATATATAGGTAGGAATTAGAATGTGTCAAATGTTAAAATATTACATTATTCTCAGTGAGTATTAAAAATAGTTTTATTCTACTATAGGGAAAAGTAAACCTTTGAAGTATTTTCCTACAAGAATGGAGTGTGTGTATTACATTATTCGCAATAAATTAACAATTTTAACAAATCAAAATATGGAAGAATTACTCAAGGAGGTAAGTAATAATGATTTATTAACTCTTATTACACAATTAAAAGGGATAGAACATTGGAATCAATCAGGTTTAGATATAACTAATGCTTTTATTCATACACTAGAAAGAGAATTAAGTGTTAGATAATGTAAACATTGGGATTTTGAGGTGGAAAATGTAAGGGGGAATGATGATGTGATGCTGAAGGTAAGTTTTATGACTTAGTAGGTAGTCGAGATTTTGGTAAGTCAATTATTGCAGCTT